GCGCTAATACCAAATCCTGTTTGTTTATTTGAAACATTATCTCCAACTTCTGGGTATGTCAATAATGGATTCCCATCATGAGTGTACTCTGTAGTTCCTGTTAATTCATTACAGCATATGTCTGTTGCATTTGCCTGAAAATCTGTGCTACCAAAAAACTCAGGGCCTGTTGTCGCACACCCACAAGAATCTAATGTAATGTTTACACCTGCAGGAACAGAAGTAAATTCAGTAGCAGATATTCTAGCAAACGTACCTGGGCCAATAGTCTCGCTATCAGCAATTCCATCACAATCAAAATACGATACCGTTGCGTTACCTGCATTTGTGTTGGTTACTATATATTCGTTTGCTGTTTCAGTACAATCAGCTGCAGATGAAACCTCTATAAATGCAACTGTATTTGTTTCTCCTGGAGCTTCAGCTTGAACTGAGTAATGGCAAGTATCTCCACCTTCTCCAAAAGCTTGAGCTAAAACAATGTCTCCAACTTCCATAGAACCTGTTGCATATGCTGTAGTAGGAGTTAATCCTGAACCTGGAGCTAAGCATTGAAGAAGTTCAAAAGTTCCAGGTGGCACACATTCGCAACATGCATCTGTTGAGCTTGTGGCATCATAACAAAGCTCTATAGGTGTGGCCTCTCTTAAATCCCATACTAAATACAAATAGTTAGTAGCACTTGTATAAACAAAAGAAGCTTGATAATTATCGGGCCCTCCTGAAATTGGAGTTGCAGTTTGAAGAAGAGGTATTAAAGTAGGAATATCTACTTCGTTAAAATTTGAATTTGAAGCAAAATATTTAAACTTATTTACGTTTGGATCAAACTCATATGTTTGCCCCGCACCCTGTCTGCTTTCCATTATAACAGTCGCTCCTTGTGGTGGTAAAGCTCCAAACGAAGCCTGACCTGTTGATTCGCTAAATAACGAAACACCGTCCTGTTCTAACACCACTACGTTGGTGCTATATGGACTCGTATCTGCACCAAGTTGCCATCTGTATCTTGTTGTTGTAGTAAGGCTTGCATCTCCTGAAAAGTTTATAACTATTTCTTTTACAGTTATGGTGTCTGCTTCAGGACAATTAAAATCAATCATATATGTAGACTCCTGTAGTGGAGTTATAACAACATTAGCATTCGTTGGGTTGTTTTGATTTTTTGTAAAAGCAACAAAACCTATTCCTGATACATCCTGATTTACAACTTCAACCCCATTATACTCTATAGTTATATTTACCTGTCCTGTTACGTTATAGTCAAACTGAACATCTCCAATAAGGGTTGTTAGATTAATAGACAGCTCATAAGGATCAGAAGTCTTTTGTAAAGACAACGAGTATCCACAAGCTCGTTCAATTGGCTGCTGTGGAACTACTGATGTGTTAGAGCTTAAAACATACTCATTCATATATGGATCAAATCCACCTAACTTTTGAGTTTCAAAAGAGGTGGTAAATAAATCTCTAAACCATGAGCGCATACCTACTTGTGATATTACTCCTAATTGATCTGTTTTTGCACTACCACCTTTTAGTTGTATTACAGAGCTTCTTTTAGCGTCTGTAAAGAAAACATCATATCCATAAGATGTAAAGCTTTCGGGGTTGTTACTAATTCCGTATTCCTCTATTCTAGCTAATTGTGTTCCTAAAACCTCTGGTACAGAGGTAATTGCACCTCCTGCAGCTGCATCAGATAAAAGGTTTTTGCCGACCAAAACATAAGATATCTTGTCTTCTTGCAGAGTAAGTATATCTGTTTGTCGAGCATGCATCTTTCTAATTGGCCCATAAGACGTTTCTAAAGTCTTAAAGTTTGCTAATGCAAGATTAAACTGATTTAGCTTATTTAAGTTTGTTTCTTGATTGAATACACCGCTATAAGTAATATCAGCAAATCTATTAGCTTGTTGATATTGCTCTTCAGATACTGAAGTGACTTTTTCTCCTAATTGTATATATGGCTTTGTTAGGCCTGACAAAACAAAATTTTCTTCTGCACCATTACCAAATGTGTAACAGTTAAAGAAAGTTAAATCTACAATTGCAGGTTGACTAGCTGTTTGATCTTGATCCGCATCAGAAGCTCCCGACATGTGATATCCATTTACAATATCAAACGTCTGATTGTTTTCATAGTACAATTCATCATTTGCCTCTAAAGGTTCTGTTTCAAAAACAGTCAAACTAGGCGCTCTTTCAATCGTGATATTTACTTTCGCATACGAACCTCTTTTGTCAAGTCCTTTACAACGAGGTGTCCCTGAAGCCCACCAAAAAAACAATTTATTGTTATTAGCGTCTCTTTGGAATCCAACATAGCTTTGACCATTTGATCCTCTTACAGAATCGTCTATATATACCTTTATATCATCAAATTGGTTTACCACATTTATAGTGTCATCAGTACCTCCCGTAATACCTGCAGTAAGATCAATTCTATCTCCTACAACAAAAGAATGTAAATTATCATAGTCTGTGGAAGCAACAAAATCCTTTTCAAAAACGTAGGTTCTACTACCACAATCACTACCCCTTCTTCTCCTGCTTGCATCAAATCTAATTCTAATTAAAGACCCCGCAGGAATGTCTATGTCTATATATTCTTCATCTGCTGTTGTTCCATCCCAATCAGGATTTTCAAAAGAAAGGTCAGCTGTAGCAACAGGGTAGCTAGTTGTTGGGGAACCTGCCTCCCCGCTTCTTTCCACAAACGCATTAGGGGGTTTGTTTGCAGCAAAATTAGATGGCTTTAACTTCATATAGGTTCCTGTTGGCTGTCCACATGTTCCTTCAATTACGTTATCATCCGCATCTCTTCTGCATAAAAAATCTTCAGCCTCAGAACCAAAACCTAAAACTTTAGTGGACGCACAATTTAAAACAGGACCGTTAGTATCTGATTTAATATATAAAACAGAGTTATCTTTTACCTTATCCCTATTGTCTCCGTCTAATAAATAATATACATCTCCTGTTTCTTCTTCTCTGAAAAATATATTACTATAAATAGTTCGGTATAAGCCTTTTGACTCTTTAATAACAAACTTGTATTTAGTTGCCCAATAAGGAGGGTAACTATTCATTGTTACTCTAATGCTATTTTTAGTTATTGATCTATCGCAAGGAACAAATACCGTATTGTTGGTGTCAACTAAAGCAGTTGATGATCTACCATATTCATCCATGTATACAACACCTATCTCATAATCTCTATTACTATGCAAAGACTCTTTTGAGGAGCTTTGAGAATATAATCCTGTACCACTTACACATTGCAAGTATTCATAAGCAATAACCTCTGGAACAATAGGAACAGGTGGAGTTACAGTCTGATCAAACTCCTGAAACTTAAGAGCGGGCAAAGTAAAACTTATTTCTGTACTCCCTTGAGACGCACCAATTAGTATTCCTTGAGAATTTGCAGTTAATCCAAACCCAACCTTTGAAAATCCATTTTTAGCTACTGCTCCACAAATAAATACATCTGTAAGAGATGTTCCTTGATCCCCTGTTCCAGGCGGGTTTCCTATACATGGGTTATCTGCAAAAGGAACAAACTCTTCTACAGCAGCTATAAACTCTGGACTAATTGCCATTTCATAAACACTAGAGTAGTCTTGCTGTAAAGTAAATATAAAAGTGTCTACAAATTCATTTTCAGGTTGAGTGCCATCATCATATGACGGATCTCCTGAATATCCTGCACTAATAAAGTTAAAGCTAATACCTATTTGAGCTCCGTCCTCTAATATTATATTGTCGTTACCAAAATCAACAGTTAAAGTGGCATTGTTGATTGTGTTAGAACCATCTATGCTATATGTGAAATCAGATAAAGTTCCTGTTATTTCATCTGAAGCTAATGATTCGCTAATTAATTCTAAATCGTAATCTAGGTAAATGTCAGCTCCATTTTCATTAACAATATCATATCCATCTATGTAGTTTCCATACATAAGCCTATTGCCCATAATAGTTTGAGCTTGTGCTTTTAAAGGAACATTGTCATACAATCTAAGTAATTGTTCTTCAGGAAGGGTAGTATATATTTTTTTATTTGTAAATGTAATAGACTGTTCAACATTATCAAGCCATCCCTCGTTTACTTTATTAAATCTTTCAATAACATTTACACTTTGACTTGTGCTAAATTTAAAAACTACATCAACATCTTTTACATTTTTACCACCCGTATCAAAAGAAACTGAAACGCTATTAAAAACATTTCTCATCCCCTCTTGATTGTAATTAGAGTAGTCAAAATTAAAAGGCCCTGGTGTAAATGAATATTGACTAAATGGAGATAAAGCTGAATACTCACCATCTTCATATTGCCATCTATAAGCAAAACTTATTAATATTTCCTCCATGTAGTTTTCTCCTCCACCAACTTTAAATTGCTGAATTGTAGGAGCGTTTAATGGAGGTGCCAAAATAACACCTATGTCTTGCTCTGTAATCTGATCAACTGTGGTGTTTGGATCGGGTTGAAGATAAGTTCTCGTGACATTTATTTTTCTTGGTGGGTTTAAGTTGTCTGTAAAAAACAATAAATCACCAATTAAATCTATGCCATTTACCAAATAATCCTCATCAAAGTTTAAGATTGATGTTGAGATTACATGATATATTAACGCAAAAGTTCTTACGTTGTATGATACAATCAAATCTACTTTTCCCGTAGACGAATTAAGATTGTTTTTGTCGTGGATAAACCAATATATAGTTTCGTTGGCTCCGTCTTCATAAGCACCGATACACTTTGCCTCGTTGCTTAATGCTGCGTTTTGAAATAAAACCTGAACCAATAGTTCGTTACCCTTAGAGTTTTCTACAGCGCCTATTTCAGTACCTTCAGTAGATCCTAAACGAACATTTAAAGCATCAATGTATTCACCCTGTGGAACAAGGCGCTCATCAACGCTTTTATTCATGCGTCCTTTTATAAAATTCTTTTGAACCTTAGGCATATTACTTTATCCATTTATTTTGGCCCCTTAGATTCATTAATAATCGTCCAGGGTGTATATTACTCAATCTTAATTTTGCATTCCTTAAAAGGGCTGATTTTTCTTTTCTAACCCTATTTACAATGAACTCCTGAACACCTATCTTGCTGTTTAAAATTACATACTTAATATAGGCGTATATAAACTCTTCAAATAATTTATTTACACTAATTTTTGAAACATCGCCTTTTTCCATTCCATCAGAAACATACTCAAGAACACATAATTGATTTGCCATGTCAGAGCTAAAGTTAATAACACCTGCTGCTTTATTTATTTTAAACGTAGGCAGGTTATTTGCTGTCTCTGTGTTCAAACCATATCTACCTCCGATAGGGTATTCAAAATACCATAGTCCATTATAAAAATACCCTTCTTGTCCGTTGTAAGGGCTTAATTCGTTTAAGTATATGCTTTTTGTTTGACCTAATATTCTCTGCATATCAATTGTAGATGTTGATGGAGTAAGTATCTCTCCATTTTGATCAAACAATATTCTACCTTTATTGTCTTGCAAATATGCACTAGCCCAATTTGTTTGAATGTTTTCAGTTAATGGGTGTAGACATCCGTCTTTTAACATAGAAACTCTAACCCAATTAACATAGTCTGCAGGAAGAATATATCTGAGGTTTTCAGCTACATCTAGTTCAAGTATTTTTATTTCTTTTAAAGAATCATAATTTAACTCTTGTATAGCTCTTTTTGCGTGAAACAATACATTGTATCTTTCAACATTGTTTATCAACTTATCGTTACCTACATACATAAGCATAAAGTTGGTTACAATATCATCTAATGTCATGTATTGATATGAACCCCAATTCTCGTTTTCAGGTAGGTTTCCGTTATTGTCGTAATATTGATAGTCTGTTAAAAATGCCATAATTATTGTCCTTCTTGTTTATTAGCTTCAGTTTCTTCTGCCTTTCCAAATTGTGCAACTACAGTATCTCTTATGGATACGCCTGCATACTGAAGGATTTTATTTATCAAATTCGTTTCATCAGATTTTGGAAGCTCAAAGTCTTGATAATCTCCCGCTGTTTCGTCAAACGAAGGCTCTCCTCCAGGTAACTGAACATATGTCCAATTAGGATCTTTTGGGTATCGTATATATTGAGTAATTACCGAACCTTCTTCATTAATGCTATCAGGATATATTGTAACTGTATTTCCGTACATAACGTCTGTTGCTCCACCTAATACATAGGCAGGATATAATTGACTTGGTTGGGTTAAATGAGATGCATTTAAATAAAATATCTTGTTTTGTGATACTCTTTCAATCTCTCTAATACCACTATTCCTTACAATACAATAGTAATTTCCTAAATCCCATATTTGAGTTCCCACTAACACAGTTTCACTCACAACCTGCACTACATATCCAAACTCTCCTGTTGTGGAGTTTGAAATTACATCTCCAACTTGTACACCTGATGTAATAAATGTAGCTGTAGTGTCTACTAAAGTTGTAGAGGCAGGAGGTGTAACTTGATCTACATAACCCTTGTCCACTATTGTAGGGTAGTAGTTTATTTTGTTAATCAAATAATAATCCTCAGGTAAATCAAATAGATTTAATGAAGAATGAGACAATGCTTTTGTTGACGAAAAGCTATCTACAACTTCTTCTAGTCCTTTTACAATATCTGCATACCCTGTACCAGATTGTCTAACATTTTGCTTAACATTCCAACTATTGTACTGATAAAAGTAATCTTCAAATAAATCTAACTGCGCTTGTTTTGCGTATAGATTAAAATCATTAGGAGTTATGTATCCAAAATTATTCTTATTTGCAATGGAAAGCACAGTAGCTCTGACTGTATTGATTAACGACATTCTGCTCTATTTTTCTTTCTACAAAGATAAGAAAAAAAAAGAGGCCTCTTTTTTTGAGGCCTCCTTGACTAATCTAATTTAGATTCTAATATCCTTAGGACTTCTAGTCCTTCATCGCTTTGCAAAAACGATGCTAAAATAAACAATGGATCTTCTCCATAAGGAACTGTCAACAGTTTGTTTTTGTTTCCTTTTAGATTATAGTAAACATCTTTTTTGTTCTTCAAAACAAGAAGACCTTCGCTAAAGAATTTAGAACACTTGTTCTGTAGTGAAAGTAATGGATCGTTGATTGACTCCATAAACTCTTCAGGATATCTTTTGGCAAAAACCCTAACATCTCTTTTTAGTTCTGCTGAAGTCATTTTTTCAATGTTCAACCCTATTACAACTCTTGCAATAGTCTCTAACATCTCTACATCTAAATCTTTTGCTAATATCTGAGCCTCTAATGCCAAGTCTAAGTTGTCAACCTCAACAGAAGCATCAGCCTCTTTATCTACCTCTACAAACTCTTTTCCGTTTGCAGGATGAAAAGCTAAAAACTGCTGAAGTATTTGGTTTTGCTTAGAAACTCTTAGGAATCCATCTTCAAAAATAATTGGCTCTAATATTACATTTCCGTCTTGCTCTTCTTCAAAAATACTTTTTTGATTTTTAGCATAACGAATTGCTCTATTAACCCCTGTGGATTCGTCAAAATATAATAGTGATTTTCTCTTAGTGTGTCGAGAAGGAATTGTGTAGCTCAATGGAGCTTTGTCTTTGGTTAGTCTGTAGACCTTGTCTACAAACGTCTTTTTATTTTTTTTCATTTGATTTTAATTAAAATTTAAAAAAAGGGGGCGGTAATCCACCCCCTATTTATAATCTACTTCTTAGTTAGTAAAGATGAAGAAGTTGTTAGCACCTAGAGTACATAAAGCTCTTTCAGACAAGAAGTTAACTTCCATCGCATCAAGATCCGATGTAGCTGCTCCTCCTGCAGAACCTGTAATCCATGTTTTATAACGTCTATCTTCAGTCTCACTCGCTCTATAACGAACATGTAAGAAAGGTCTCTTAGCGTTTTTACCTAACACTTGGTCGTAAACAGTTGTAGAACCTGCAGGTACTAATACCCCATTGATAGCTCCACCAACAATATCACCACGCATAGTTGGGTCGTTAAGATATTTCCAATCAGTCTTATAGAAGTCATATCCTCTACGGAATCCTGAGAATCCTAAGTTTAGAGCCATTTCCTCGTCATTGTCAAAAAGACCATACGAAGTACCACCTGGGTTTCCGTATGAATTTTGAGCAGCTAACATATCGTCAATGTCAAATCCAAACTCACGATTTACGAAAAGAACGTTCTCTTCGATAGAACCTTGCTTGTCTAGTCTCTGAATAATAGCATCAAAGTCTCCAAGAGCTGTTGGGTTACCACCGCTCCATACATTTCCTCTATCTTCAATTACATAGAATAATCCTTCAGAACCTTTGTTACCAACACCTGAAGCAACACCTGCAGCGATAGCTGCAACGCCTGAACCACCTTCGGCAGGAACTGCTTCCACCATTGCTGTTTCAAGATAGTCTTCAAATCTTAGTCTTGTTTCGTGCTCTGATTTTAGATACCACAAGAATCCTGTAGCTCCGTTTTCAGTTGTAACTTCAATCCATCCAATCTGAGCCATGTCAGATCCGCTAACTGCATAGTGGTCTTTGATGATGATTGGTGAATTTTCGAAAATGAAGTCATCAGCTTCCAATTGTCCTTGCATACCGATAGCTCCTTTTTGAAATTCAGAACCATAGATAAACAATGAACATTGTACAGCTGCAGCCATTGACTGACCTGCTGCTTCATAATAAGCTACGTCAATTGTACCGTTAGCTGTATCAACATCAGTAACAAGTGCTTTGTTGCTGTTTGTTGAACCAATTGAGCTATCAGATAGCATAATTGTTTGTCCTACTCTAATAGCAATTGAACCTGAACCAGGTACAAGTACATCATTAATTGTTAGAGTGGCTGTAGCAGCTCCTGCTGCTCCACCTGATACAACGTCTGTATATTTAGTGTGTAATCTTCCTTGCTCTGCCCACTTAATAAGGTCAGAGTTAGAAGGCATCTCAGCGCCTACCATTCGCAAGAATGAAGCTACTGTTCTGTTTCCATATCGCTCAAATTCTTTTTCATATGTATCAGGTAAATACTGATTCAAGAAATCGAAGTTGGTGATATAGTTTGTCTGTAATAAAACCTGTTCCGAACTTGGTTGCAAGTCAAACCCAGGTACTGCATCTACTGGCATAACTAATCTTTTTTAATTTTTTAAACTTACTTTTTTTTACTTCTAATTCTTAATCCTCTACCACTATCCTGAGACAAAGGTCTAGCCTTAAATCCTGTGTCGCCAATTGCTTGAGGCGTTTGCCTTACATTCATGTTGATGTTTTTACTCTTCTTCGAAACATCTCCAATGGCATCTGCCTTACCTTGCTCATAAAAATATTGAGCAAACTTTTGAGGATCTATCGCTGCACTTAGTGCAGTATGCCACCCCTTAGCGTCACTTATTAATCCATCTTCGCCTAAAAATTTATTTACAAAACTATCTAGACTAAGCTGTTTAGACCTCATCTCTTGAGTATCCCCATATGCATACGATATTACTTTATCTCCTACATTGAACTCAAAACCTTTGAACTCGGAATCAAAAACTTTATCAGTTTGCTTCAAAAAGTATTCATTCTTCTTTTGGTTTGCCTCTTGAGCGGTTTTGGATTGTTGTATGTAATTTCTGTAAGCCTGAAGCTCTTCTAAAGTCTCCTTAGAAACAGAATCCCCGCTTGACTCAAGAGGAATGCTATATGTTTCTTTAAGCTCATTTAGATACTTTTTAGCTTTAGAAATTTCTCTTTTCTTGGCAATATTCTTTTTCTTGATATCTTTTTGGTCATCAAGTTCTTCGTCATATCCGAACTTGTCTTCCATTAAATACTGAATGTCATCAGCATCTAAATCAGATTCAGTCATAGAATAATACTCTCGCAGGAGTTGATCATCAGATAAATTTGAAAGGTCACGATTCGCTTTCACAAAATCTTCAAATCCTCTTCCTGTTTTCTTTTTAAAATCCAAATATTTAGACACATCCTCAGGTAGTGGTTCGTTCTGCTCTTTTTGAGCAAACAAATCATCAACAGAAGATATATCTTTATTATATCTATTTTTAATATATGAAAGAACGTCTTCGTCTTTTATAGTTGGACTTTCAACTTCCGAGACAGGCTCGGTATTTTGTTCTACAGCAGGCTCTTCAACCTTGGGCTCTTCAGCCACTTCTGTAGCAGTATCTTCAACCTTTTCAGGTTCTTTGTTTTCTTCTTCGTGTTTTTTAAGTAGTTGCTCCTCTACTTCCTGTACAGACTTTTCCTCCACAGGATTTACTTCTTTAATCTTTAATTCCATTTTATTTAATTTTATGCAAAGTTAATATATAATTTATTACAAAATTTAAGCTTATCTCGGCTCAAACTCTGCCAGGTCAAAACCGTCTAAACTATCTTCATTTGACTCAAAACTAACAGGTGGTAAATTATTTTTACGCTGCTCAATAAGTTTTGATTGTTCTGTATTAGCTTGAGATATTCTATCCGATTTTGCTGTTTCTCTTTGTAACTCTCTATCCTTTAGTGCTTTTGCCTCTGCCTCTTTTATTCCCATTTGCAAATTAAACTCTAATTGCATAAGCTCAGCTTTAATTGCAGCTTCACCCTTCATCTTCTCAACGGAGAATTTAGCTTTAGCCTGCTCAATCTCCATTTGAGCTTGAGTCTCCATCTGAAGTTTCTGCATTGCTGTTTGTGCAGCCATTTGTTGAGACTGCATATTAATTTGCGCTTGCTGTTGCGCTTTAGCCTGTTCAGCCTGCTGCTCTTTATCTTGCTTAGCTTTTCTTCTAACTTTAAGCATTTGATTGGCTAACTTAATATTTTTTATCTCACGAATATCAATAGCGTCCTCTAAATTAATATCTTGTTTAGATAATGCCATTTGAATATTTTGCTCAAGCTGAGCTTTCTGCTCTTCGTCTGGAGCTATTTCAATAAATATTCCAAAATCACTTAAGTACAGTTGAGATATTTCTTCAAGAATACCAACATTGAATTTACCAACCTGATTTACAAACTCTTCTCTGAAATCAGAATACTCAATTAAATCTGCAATACGACTAGATAATGCTGTACAAAGTCTTTCACTAATAGCTAGTCCTGCATCTAGTATGTGTCTTGTAGCTGTGTTACTGCTTAAGGCAGCTAACTTCTGTAATCCAACTAACGAATAGGAATCAGGCGTAGCTCCGTCTCTTGCTTCATTTAGACCCGTTACATCACGGAGCATTGACATATAGTGATTATATGTTCCTACCAAACTCTGAATTTTCGCCTGACCTGAATTACTATTCAACTGCTGAATAGGAACCTTAGCATTATTAAAGTCTCCATCTTGAGTAAATGATCTACCAATAACAGAACCTGTTTGGAAGAACATTCTCAACGCATCTTCAGGATTGTACGCTTGACCTGTTCCCAAGTCTACTTCATTCAATCCGTCTGCATCAATAAACACTCCATCTGGAACAACTCTAGATATTACTTGTTGCATTTTTAAGTGCGTAATTTGAATCAAATCTGCAAACGTAATCATACGTCTCACTAAAGATTCAACTACTCCTTTATACATTCTTGGCGCAGCAGCAATGTATTCAGGATAAACTTCCTGAGATGCTGATGCAGGTCGAGCCATGTTTTCAGCCATTTGCCACTTGAGAATTATGTTAGTTCCCATAACCATAACACCCTCATACCAAACATCAATGGTTTTGCTAACTTTTTCAAAGTTTCCTTCCTCTTGCATTTCTACAGTTGGATCAAAAGTGTCGTCTTTTTCAATGACCTTTTCTGCTCCGACTGCATTTGTTTTTTTCTTGTATGTAAATGTATGTGTGGTTTTATAATTAAAAAACAACACAGTAGCGCTGTCTTTGCTAAATAAGCTGTTATTGTAATATTGAGCTGTATTGTTATAGTCATACCAACTTTGACTGTACTTAGATA